AACAGACGCTGCATCATATGAAACAATTTATGCTCACATAGATGAGCCTACATTTACAGGAGACGTAACACTCCCAAGCACAACAACAATTGGGCTTGTAACTTCAACTGAAATATTGTCTCTAAGTGGAGTAACATCTGCAATTCAAGGACAAATTGATTCAAAGGCAGATTCTTCAGATGTTTCAACTCACGTAAATGCCACAACTGGCGTACACGGAATTGCAAACACTGCAGAACTTGAAACTCAGACTGGAGCACAGGCTAAGGCAGATAATGCACAATCAGCAGCAATTTCAGCAGCCGCTTCAGATGCAACTACAAAGGCCAACACTGCAGAATCAAATGCTGTAAGCACAGCTGCTACTGCAGCAGCAGCACTATACGCAACAATCGTTGACACAGAAATGACTGGAGACGCAACAGCTGAAAATCTTACTCTCTCAGGAAACTTGATTGTTAATGGTACTACAACTACAGTTAATGCAACAGACTTAACTGTAACAGATCCACTTATCTATATCGGAGAAGGCAATACTTCAAATACCGTTGACCTTGGATTTGTAGCTTCATTTAATGATGGTACATACCAGCATTCAGGTCTTGCAAAAGATGCTACAGACGGACTATGGAAGCTCTTTAAAGGAGTTACTGATGAGCCAACAACAACAATTAACTTTGCACAAGCTTCTTATGAAACATTAAAGCTTGACGGAGTTGCTTTCTCAGATGGAACACAAACCAAGCAAGGAGTTCCATCACAAACAACAATTTCATCAAAAACTGCAGATTACACATTAAGCTCTTTGTCTGAAAGAGATTCAATGATTGAAGTTAACTCTTCAAGCGCAGTAACAATTACCGTACCACCAAATTCTTCAGTAGCGTACCCAGTAGGTACCTCAATAGATTTGTTAAGAGTAGGTAGCGGTGCTGTAACAATTGCAGCAGGTTCAGGAGTAACACTAAACTATACTCCAGGAAACAAATTAAGAGCACAGTGGTCATCAGCATCATTATTCAAGAGATCTACAGACTCTTGGGTACTTGTTGGAGACTTGTCAGCATAAGGATAGGAGCAGAATAAATGGCAAACAAAAAGATAGGTATTAAATCATCAGCGCAAGATAACTTTCTTGAGCCAAATGCAGTAACCTCGCTGACAGCAACAGACGTTGGAACAAATAAAGCCTATGGGAGCGGCGAAGCGTCGCTCTCATGGTCTTTACCAGCAGCTTCACCACCAGCGACACTTTATACAATTACAACATCTCCAGCAACTACAACACAAACTACTACAAATACAAGCTATACATTCACTGGCTTGACAGCGGGATCATACACATTTACAGTAGTAGCTTCAAATAATGCTGGAAACAGCCAGCCAACAACAAGTGCTTCAACAGCAATTACCACTGTTCCAGCAACAATGTCGGCTCCAACAGCATCTTCACCAAATGCTAATCAAGACGTAGTTTCATGGACTGCTCCAGCAGATGGTGGAAAATCTATTACTGGATACACGATTACATCAAGCGATGGCCCAACATATTCAGCAGCAGCTGGAGCTACATCAATTACTATTAATGAAACAGCAAATACGTCTCAAACATATCGTATTTACGCTACAAATGGAAATGGAAATGGAGCTCAGTCAGCTAACTCTAATAGCGTTACTACAACAGCACCGTTCTTCCCACCGTTCTTCCCTTACTTCCCACCGTTCTTCCCTTACTTCCCACCTTACTTCCCATACTTCCCATTCTTCCCACCTTACTTTGCAGCACCACCTTACTTCCCACCGTTCTTTAAGAGCTATAAGTGTATATCAGGAGACACCTTAATACTTACTGTAACTAATGGATGGGTGCCAGCATCAGATATAAAGGTTGGAGAAAAATTGTTCACGCTTGTTAAAGAAGCAATGAATAATGGCGAAAACCTAAAAGACTTTACGATAACAGGTTCTAATTTTACAGAAACAGAAGTTGTAAATGTCGAAGTAAGCAAAAAGACATTAATACAATTTAATGACCTTGATGCTAAATTCTCAGATCATCAGCCAGTCTTTGTAAAGGTAGGAGATACCGTTACTTACAAGAATACTGGAGAAATAGAAATCGGAGATGTACTGGTTTGGATTGAAGAAGACCCATCTTCAGTCTCATATGTTGAAGTAACTAAGATTACTAAAACAGAAGATGAGCACGATGTCTATGACATCAGAACCTCAGATATACCTTGGTACATAGCTGGTCACATCCTGACAATTGCTTAAAAGGTAAATAAAATTAAGGGGCAGCGAGAGCTGCCCCTTAATTATTTATCAATGAGTCTTGTTTATAAAAATAAAAAATGGTATACTGTGTATATACAGCAAGGAGATAAAAATGAGCGACTGGTTTGATAAAGATCGATCAGAAACATCTAGTAATAGGCGGCCAAATAAAATTGTGGGCGGCGTAACAGTAGTAAATGAAGCACTTGGCCTAGATGTCTATAAAAATGTTTTTTCAAAAGAAGAAATTGCACGTTATATAAATTCACTAGAGACTAGCTTAATAGATAATTCACCGTACTCATGGAACGCAGCAAAAGTAACAAATTCTGCTCAGCCAATAAAGAAGGCCAGAGACTGCGTGGATTTTAAGATGAACACCAAGACTCTTGGAGATAAAAATGAACAAAATGAGTCTTTGCATAATACATATTCTGAAATATACGAAAAGTTAAAAAAGTGTGTAGATGATTATTGTAGATATTGGGGAATTGAAGTTAAATACTATGAAGTGTTTAATTTTGTAAAATATGAAGGCGAAGGTAAAGAGTTTAAAATACATGCAGACCATGGACCAGTCTATAGCGCAACCGTATCGGCAGTCATTTATTTAAACGATGATTATGAGGGCGGAGAAATATATTTTCCAAGACTAGACAATAAAGTCATTAAGCCAGAATATGGAGACATTGCTATTTTTCCGTCTAACTATATTTATGAGCATGCCTCATTACCTATTAAATCTGGAACAAAGTACTGTGTGGTTATTATGATGGATTTAAATGATATTGCTCATCAACCACAAGCAGCTAGACTATTTACAGACCAACCTGGTTATAATTCTTCTACATACTAAAGGATAAAAAATGGAACTATTAAATTCACTAGAAATTAAGAAAATGATAAAAGAGCAGATGAAGCTTCCGCACGAGGACACCTGGTCTAATGTAATAGATCTTGGCAATGGGATTTTTTGTTATAAAAACGTTTTTAAGCCTGGAATCCCAGAAAGATTAGAAGAAATATTAAACAGTACAGATAATAATTACAATTGGGTACCAGCTTATGTAGGTTATCAGGAAAGAATGCCTGAGTATAGAGATTGTGTTGATTTTAAATACAAAAGAAGCGATATAGCACATGACAAAGGTCAAGCCTCTATAAAGCTACAAGAAATTTGGCAAGAGTGTTTTGAAGCTCAGCTACCAGCTGTTCAACATTATTCTAAAAACTTCAATATCAATGATTTAAGATACTGGGAAGCATTTAACTTTATTAAATATGTTCCAGGACATCATTTTATGGAGCATCACGATCAAGGATTTTCTTACAACTGTGTGGTTTCCCTTGTAGGCTATTTAAATGACGATTACGAAGGAGGAGAAATTTATTTTAGGCTGCAAGGTCTAGATATAAAGCCAGAAGCTGGAGATCTGTTTGTTTTTCCATCAACATTTATGTATCCACATCAAGCAAAGGTCGTAAAGTCTGGAACAAAATATTCTCTTGTTACAATGTTAGATTACAGCGAAAAATATCATACTCCAGATATATATCAGGATACAGAATTTTAATGGAGCCAATACTAAAAGCCTACAGGATGGGTTCTAGAAATTTTAACATAGAACCCCTTAGCCTTAAGAGAGACTGGATGGACGCTACTCCAGATAAACATGCATACCACTGTTACCCAGTCAGCATGGCTAACACAATAGGCTGGGCTTTATCTTGCCCAGAAGATATTTCTTTTGTTTGGAATGGAGTTTTAGATACAACAGATCAAACGGTTGAAATAATAAAGGGAACAGACTGGTGCTATACTGGAAGAGGACAGGCGTCTGTAAGTTTTAAAACTGGACTGCTTTTTAGATCAAATCCAAACATAAGCTTGCTTGCAATGACTCCACCAAACTATTTTTATAAAGGTTTTGAAGTTATAAACTCTTTAATTTCTACATCGTTTTATAGAAATGAGCTTCCACTTGCAATTCAAGCAAGGGTTGCCAACGAAGAAATTGTTATCCCAGCTGGGTCACCCATTGCAACAATACTGCCAATTTCACTAACTTCATTAAAAGATCAATTTGTAGAATTAAGCAATTTTGAAATGACTCCTGAATACGCAAAGGCTCAACAGTCTTACGGAGAAGCATCATTTGCTAAAACATCACAAGGCGAATGGACAGACTGGTATAGAGACGCTATTAATGAAAAAGGCGAAAAAATTGGAGAACATGAAGTAAAGAATTTAAGACTAAGGGTTGTTGAAGATGGTAAATAAAATTAAGTTTGTTACTAATCGGCCGTGGCTTTCTGAAAATAGCTCAAGCAAACCAGAGCCAATAATAAAGTCAATACCATCTTGGTACCGTGAAGCAGATCGGTTTGCAAAAAAGCCAGATGGAGAATACTGGATAGGCCCAGATAACGGAAAAATACCGACATGGAAAGCTTGTCCAGCTATATTTGATATTATGGGAACAGGGTATTCTTTAAAAACACCATGTGATATAGAATTTAAAATTGGTGATTGGGGAGCGTTATCTGTTAAGGTAGTTGATGATAAATATAAAGATTTTGTTACAAAACGTGACCCAATGCCCCAATTTGTTAATCCAGAAGGATACCACGACGTACATTTTGCATGGATGCCAGACTGGGCTGTAGAAACCCCTCAAGGATACAGTGTTTTGTACTCACAGCCATTTAATAGATTTGAGTTGCCATTTTTAACAACAAGCGGTATTATTGATAACGATAAGGTAAATTTAATGGGATCTATGCCTTTCTTTTTAAGAAAAGGTTTTGAGGGGATTATTCCAGAAGGAACAGTCTACGCTCAAATGATTCCATTCAAAAGAGATGATTGGGAAAATGAAGTTGTGATTGAAGACCCATCAGCTTTATATAAAAAAAATATGGAAAACTCAAAAAAATATAGAGTTCCAAATGGCGGGGTTTACAAAAACCAAGTCTGGGAAAAAAGAACTTATTCTTAGGAGATATAATGGATACAGAAAAATGGCAGCCACCAGTTTCAATAACACCTTCAGGTTTCTTTGGATCATCCAAAGATATGATTCAGGCAAGAGAAAACTTCATGACAGAAGAAGAGTTAAGCTTTCTGTCTAATATTGCTAGAGAAATTGAAACTTGGGATATTACAGAAACACACTATAATGAAAACGGCACTGTCATATACGACTCCTCGTATTGGGATAATCGTGTAGCTTCAAGACCAATATTAGATGAGCTTGATCCAAGAATATCAGAGCACATTAACAATATGGTTCAAAGATTAAAAAAAGAAGTGGATGCTTTTTTTCATGTTGATGCAGTGCCAACAAGCCCAGCAATCGTAAGATGGATGCCAGGGTATGAGCAGCACCCCCATGCAGACAAAGAGTTACACACTGGTCCAGATGCTGGAAAGCCAAATGATTTTCCTTGGTATGACCTAGCAGGATTATTTTATTTAAATGACGATTACGAAGGCGGAGAGCTGTATTTTCCAAATCAAGGTATACAGTTTAAGCCAAAGCCAGGTGCAGCATATTTCTTCCCAGGAGATAAAGAATTTATTCACGGCGTAACACAGATAACAAGTGGAATAAGGTATGTAATACCTTTCTTCTGGACTATATTAAAGCATACTGGAGAAAGGCAGCCGTGACAAAAGAGTTGGAGTATATTGAAATATATCCAAAAATTATTGTATACAGAAATGTTTTTCCAGACGTTGATGAT